GTTTTTATTTGCCCTTCCAAGTCCTCATTAGTATTCATATAATCACCAACTTCATCATCTAAATTGGCAATCTTTTCTTTATTGGCATTTATATTGGCATTTCCACGATTCTCCAATTCCTCAATAAACTCTTTCTGCATCTTCATCTTATCTTTAAGATTATCTTTCTTAAGATCCAGTGACTTGATCTGCTCTTTCTTTGTGCGAATATTATCTTTGATAAGACTATTCATCGCAGAGAAGATACGAATATCCAACAGATCTTCAATCACTTCACGACGATTAGAAGTCGTCAATTGCATAAAAGGCACAAAAGTACTACTTCCCAGAATGATAATTTGTGTGAAAGATTTATAATTTACCTTAAGAATATTTTCTTCCAGAATGCGTTGATTGGCACGATCGTCTGCTTCTCTATGAAGTGCAGTCCCATTAACTTCAATATCAAAAACATTTGGTTTGATACCACGACGAACCAAATAGTCACGACTATTTACAGAAAACTCAATCTCAACTAAACACTCTCTTTCATTAGTAGTATTAACCAGTTGTGGTTTTGTAATTCTACGAAAACTCTTATTAAATAGAACAAAAGTTAGTGCATCCAACATTGTGGATTTACCTGCACCGTTTGTACCGATGATTAAATTTGTATGATGTTGTTGAAAATCAATCTCCGTAAATGCGTTTCCGGATGAAAGAAAGTTTTTATATCTAATCTTTTTGAAGGTTATCATTCTTAGGAGGAATTACAATATCATTGGGGGTGATCACGGCATACTTGTAGTTATAATGCTTACAAGTTTTTATTGCTAGGGCATCGTCCACCTCTACAATGTCCATTATAGCATCTTCTTGATCTTTTAACATCATAGCATATCTTTCGGCATCATCCTCCTCTTCAAACAAAAAAAGCACTTTGTGCCCATACCTATCTTGAACGGCATAAGCTCCATCATCATTGTTATCTTTAAGAGTGAGAAGAAACATTATTCTACTTCGCAAGCCTGACTATACAAATTTTGAAAGATACCTTTAACAATGCTTTTATCAAGTTCAAATTCTGATTCATCAATATAACGATTTAGAATAGAAAGTGTATTTTCTTCTTCATCAATCTCAAAATCTTCAGATTCTTGAATCTCAAAGTTTTCAATGATTTTAAGGTCTTGAACTCCTACAGAATAAAGTTTATCAATGAATTTTTCAAAGTCCTTTGGTTTTGACTTTTTACGAACAATCACCTTTACAATTTTGTTTTCATATTCAGTCACATTAAACAACTTGTGATTGGTATCCTCATAATAGATATTATAAAATAATTTATAAGGATTGTTGATTGGAGTGTGGGTGAGGGTTTCCGTATCAAAAATATGAAATCCACGAGTATCATTCACATCAGTCCAATACATCTCATAAGGATTTCCTAGATAGAAGATTGTTCCGTTATCTGATCTTGTATGGTAGTGACCTGAAAAGACCTTATCGAACTTCTCAAATAACTTGCTTTCCAAACCATCTTCCATGATGATTTGTCGATTAACTCTAAATCCCGAGAGTTCAAGGTGCCCCATCGACACACGGCAATTTGTCTTTTTAATAGTTTCGATAGATACTTTCTCATTATCAGCATTAATCCAAGGTAAAAATAATATATTTAATCCACCAACATTTACTTCAGTAGGTTGATCATATACAGAAATATTATTATAGTCAGATAGAAGCAAACCTGGAGAATTAACTTCATTGGTGTTTTTAAAATATGTATCATGGTTTCCCACAATCATATGCACTTTGTAATCTTTGAGTCGGTCAAACACAACTCTCTTTGCCCACTGAAGACTTTGATAGTCAATCGACTTTCGACTATCAAAAGCATCTCCCATATGAATGACTGCTTCTACTCCATGCTCTTCTAGAGCAGGAAAGAATACATTATCATAGAACTTCTCAAAATAATCATGTAGGTGCTTGGAACCTTTTCTTGCCCCATAATGGGTGTCACAAATTAAACCAACCTTCATCGGTTCTTATATTGAATGTTATCTTTGATCTGATTATAGTCCGAACTGTGCCCAGAAAGCAAGCTGTCGTCAACCATCATAACCTCATCAAAACCAGTCTTCTCAATAATCTTAGTCTTGATATCAAGTTG